TACCTAAATTTTTCAACATAGGATATTTTTCCAAGAGTATCAATTCGCTGCTTTTTACTTGAGTTCATTTTGCTTTTTACCACCTTCTCCTCCTCTGAATATACATGACATTCATCAGATATTTTGATATCACTTATAAGTAGCCTTTCAGTTTGCGCATCAAGTAAAGTCAATTCTTTAGTTAGCTCCTTCTTTCTAAGATAATTCTTAATAAGCTGGCGTCTAATTTCCATTCTAGTTAATTGTTTGCTCATTTTCAAAAAGTTTAAGTTGGTTTGGGTTTTCTGAGTCATCTTTTAACTGCTCGCCTGAAATAAGAGCGTCAATGTAATCTTGATGCTCTCTGATGATCTTAAGAAGGTGAGCCTTGCGGATAAAGAACTCCTTCTCCTCAAGTATAGTTAGTACGTCATCGAAGCGGCGGCGCTCTACCTCCGTCCAATGATACCAGCGCTCCGCTATCTTTCGATTGCGGCGCACCAGCAATGGATCTGATCTTTTGCGTCCCATTATAGTTTGACTTTAATGTTATTATCGACATCAAGAAAGCGAAGTTGAATTGTGTAGACTTTAGACGGTGCCTGAACCACTTGATATTTATCTTTGGTTACAGCATTACATAGATTTCTTACCTGCTCAGCGGCTTTCTCTTCGTAGAACACGGCAGCTTTAGCGATAGATGGCGTCACATGCATATCAATTATCCGCTTAGATGCCGGGATAGATTTTTTGAAGTAGCTGTAATAGAGTTTATCGGTTGATACAACGTAGTACCGGGGAAACTCAAGCCTGATTGCCTTGCGTCTGAAGACGAATCTTATAAGGCGTTTAAATATGTTCATCTTTAAGAGAGTTTAGGTTCAATCTCGTTTATAATTAGGTATATTAATGCAAGTTCATAGTCCCCTAGCGGGGTGTTTGAGCGTGAAATTGCGATGTAAAAGGCTGAAGCTTCTCCAGCACTCATTATGAAGTATGCCTTTTTGAAGCTTATAGTATTTTTTCTGAGCACCCGAAACATCACCTTTTTTAGGAGCTCTCTGCACATTAGCTTTACCGGGTGATCTGGAATGCTATTAAAGTTAATCGTTGAAATGATTACCGCTAATGCCTTCCATGCTTCCCGACTAAGCTCTATTCTTACTTTGTCTTCCATATCTCAAACTTACAGTCGAGAACGTAAATGAATCCTTTTTTTATGTAAGGCAAATAAGCTATTGTGCCCGACGTAAAGCTATCATCAGAGAACATTGCATGTCCGGCTCCAAGCATAAAAGCAGGTGCGTATATAAATACTGATAAGACGGAAGCAATAAGAAGGTAAACGAATAGAAATGCGAACATGACCAACAGAATAAGGGGGCTAGCAAGCCACATGAGTAATTTTAAAGCTTTCATTGTTATTGATTTTAAATTTATGCTTCATCCTCCCAGCGCCTGCCGTTCAAGTAGGTCGCAGGATTCATTCTTTGTATGTAGGTGTTACGTTTGAGATAGTTGTTGTACTTAGCGATACCGGCATATGCTTTGTATTTATCATTTTTTGAAAGACGGTTCCAGGCGCTAAGTGCTTTTGCTTTTGCAACCTTGTAGGCATACTCAGCCCAGAAAGCGTTGAAATCAATCTCATCCGCAACCCTTACCACTTCAATCTGCTTGAATTGCGCCCAGTATTCCATATCGGCCTCCAACAGCGGAGCCCTGGTTAGAAATACCGACTTTCGTGTATCCTCTAAACACTCATCAAACTCAATGCTTTTAATGCGGCCATCCGGATAGTAATCTATTGTTACATCGCCAGCCTTTTCTATGTTTCGTACAACATATTTCATAATGTGTGTTATTTAAGAATGTCATAAGTGAAGTGTTCAAACTGTGTTACCAGCTTACCTAGCTCGTGAGGTCTATAATCCATGAGCGGTTGATGCATATGCCCATACTGTACGCACCAGTTATTAAGCCTTGCCATATCAACTACCATCTTCCCTTTTCCGGGATCGTACACAGTCCACCCAATTTGGTAACAAAGTGAAAGAATCCTACGACGGCTTTGATGGCCTTCAGCAAAACGCCCCTCTGGAGCTACTCGTGATCGGTGTGAATATTGATAGCCAGCCTCACTTAGTCTATCAATATGTGTTTGGGGTCTTTTTCCAGTCAGCTGGGAAAGAATGCCGTCCACTTCGCTATCCGATAACTCCTTTGTGTCGCTTGTACGACCTTCGGTGAAGGAATAAACAAGCTCGTGCCGGTCTTCCATGGCTCCAAGCTTGTTTAAAGTTGCATATAAGGCCTTATGACGTGCTAAAGAGTGCTTCATTACTCAATAGAGCTAAGGTTAAGATCAATTAGCTTATATGCCCCTGATTCGTCTTTCTCGAATATCCTAAAGTAGGCCCTGGAAGATGGTTTACGAATAGACTCTTGAATCAGATTTAGGGCTTCCTGAAACACTGCATCCTTAACCCGAGTGCGGTATTTTAGAAGGTTAGTTACCTTCTTAACATCAAGATTACCCCGACTTGTAGAAAAAGCATCGTTAATAAGCTCTCTAACTATCTCCTGTTTCGGGTTCGTATTTTCCAGCAGAAATTGGTCAAGTTTCTCTTTTGAAAGTTTGATAGTAAGATCATCAAATACGATCCTGTCCTGAATAGATACCTCAACCTTTATTGAGCGATCAAAATTGAACCAGGTATAGTTTCCCTTGCTACTATCTTTTATCTCGCATTGACGCTCCCGGTAAAAGTCGATGCGTACTTGCAATGAAATATCGTTTATAAACGTTTTAAACGACTTTAAAGAAGCGTTTATCTTCTTTGCCTCCCTGACTACCTTTGCGGCAGCCTTCTCTTTCGAGATCTCGAACTTCGTCAATCGGTCATAAGGTACTTTAAGCCCTGACTCGTCGACCCATGAATCTGATTTTGTCTGTATCATAATATGAAAAATTAAAGTTTGATTTGCGAATTTGTTTGTGCTTCAACCGGCGCAAAGTTGCTGTTGTGAGTTGCTGCATATAGCCTCTCCTCTGTAACCTCTAGCTTGGCAACGAGAAGGCTTACCCGTCTATATGAATCCTCGTCTCCAACCTTAACCTGAGCCTGCGCCTCTTCAATTTTATGCTTCAGGATTTGTTGCTTTTCTTTTAGCTCCTTAATCAAATCAGGGTTAAGGCGCACGTATTCTAAATTTTTTTGCTCAGCCATTGTGCGTGCTTTTTAATTGATCAAACATCTTATTATAATCGTCATGTATAGCGTCCCAGATTAGTTGATCAGGGTACACGTCTATGCCTCTATGAAGCTTGATATACTCCCTCTCCGCGTTAGTGTCGCTGATCCGGCCATCCTCGTACATGTAAAGAAAGTTCTCATCGACTATCATCCATTGATTAGTCCACCAGTTCCAGAACATCTGTTGAAGCAGTATAAAATTGCTAATAGGATCCACTCCGTCCTTTTCCATGTACCAGACGGCCGTGTCAAATAGTACCTGGTTATATTCAAACTCACTCCAGCCCATAAGCGTCTGTATACGCTGCCTTAAGCGGGCTTTGCGCTTAAGGTTATGATCTTTAATTGTCTCTTTTTTAGTACTCATCGTTTATATCCTGATTTGGTAAATAACCGTAATATTCAATTGCTTTTTCACGACTTATGATGTAAGGCTTTCCGCCTCCAAAACGGGAGTTTGCAGTTGCGATAAAGCCCTCTACCGATATCTTAATATCCGCATCGTAGCGAATACGCTGAGCGGTTTGACCTCTTGGATTTTTACCCTCTGCATGACTAATCCAAATAAATAGCTTAGAGGGAAATTGCTGAATGATATCTTTATATGCCTGATAATTGAGACCGGTGTATTGGATTGAATCAATTACTATAATGCCGGGGCTCTTTTGTTTTTGTAGTCTGATTTTTAAGTCCTCAACCGATTCTCTGTTAAGTACCGTAATCCTAGAACGAGCGTCAATTAGATTCTCCCGCTTTATTGCTGCTCGCATGGATACTGAATATCCTTGCTCTAGGCTATTATAGACCGCTTTGCGATACTTTGAAAGCTCTTTTATCAGCTGTAGCGCAAAGGACGTCTTACCGGCAGATGAATTACCCCAGATGATCCAGCTACCATTTAGGTCAACCTCACCGAGTAGGTCAACAAAGCGGTCAATTACAATTGTATTTGAACGTTTCTTATACAGGTCGCTTATAGATAATGCTCTGCGCATAATTGAGTGAATGCCTTAGTTTGACTTGCTTTTTTTGACTTCGATGTACACTCTTCTAAGTGATCCGCCCGTGCGTGCGAGCATCTCCTTGATATTAGCGTTAGGGTCATTCACCTGAATGACCGCTGCGCTCTGATGAGAGCGAAAAGACTCAAGTTCAACCGTGCTTACCGGAGTGATCCGGTTATACTTACTTCCGAATCGGCTAAATATCTCAGCGTAGCCCACCTTCTTGTTATCGATCGCACGCTCAACCTTTCTTCTGAGGCCGTCGGCTCCCATCATATACCACCCGCACGCTCTTTCCGTAGCGTTCCATAGAGCCTTTAGCTCAAGGAATGCTTCATATTGCAGATCGCCTGCCTCGTCTAAAATGATCAGAGGGTTATCAGAACTTTTCAGGTAGTAAATCAGATCTTCAAAGACGTCAGAATACTTACCCGTTGAGCCTAGTCCGAACTCTTTTGAGATGGTCCTAACTAACTTCTGTTTTGTCTTGCACAATGAGCAATCAATGTACTTTGCGTTTGCGTGCGTACGTACGTATGCACGTGCTGTGAAAGTTTTGCCTATATCTGGTATATCAACCAGCATCCCGCCCATTTGAAGGCTTTGGCAGGCCTCTAATTGTGTCGTGATGAACTCAAATACGGGTGTGCGAGCGGTAACCCATGTCATTGATGCATTCAATTCTACCTGCAGACGTCGAGCAATGCTATACCAAGCGGCGTCTGAAAGAACCCGGTCAGTCTCTCCTTTTTGTAGACGTGAATAGACCGAATTATTGATGCCCAGGGAAGCTGCATACTTGCTATCGGAGCCGGCGAAATTTGCACGGTCTTGCCTCATAGCCTCGAGGATACGGTTGCGTGAATCTTCTTTCATAATGCTTTAAGTTTATAGTTGATTTAATGCTCTTCTTTTCATCTCTTCCGGGGAATAGTCCCAAGTTTGGAAGATCTCTACAGGTTCATCCGGGATTTCTACCGTCTCAACTTTTTGATTCAAGATAGTTGGACTATACTCGAAGGTCTTAACCTTTGAAAGCTTGCCGGACTTTTCTGCCATCATCTCCTTAAAGTCCCCGATGTAGGCCATCTGATCCTTGAATGCGGTCATGTCTTCCTCAGTGCGTTCAACGATAGCCTCGTTGAATCGTGCCACCTTCTTAGCCGCACAAATAAAGGTGTCGCCTTGGTAGAGATATACCTGATTGGTATCTTCATACTCCAGCCAGTATGCTGTTACCTCGTAGTTGTTTGGTTGAAGTGAACTAATGACTCTAGGTGATGGCAACACATACTGTGTGTGTCGAGCACGCACGTACTGGCTGCGAACGATACTGCAGTTTACCTTTTCTCCAATCAGTTTAGCCAATAGCGCTCGATCGTATGAGGCCATTGCCTGCTTATTTACTCTTTGGCTGAGGTATTGAATCCTTGTTAGACCCGTGTCACCTACAGTCTCATTGTTATAAGCCTCTATAGCGGCTAGCTCCTGGCTAATGATATCCTCATAGGTTTCCGCCTTAAACTTGTAGGTGTTATTCTTTTCGTCAAATACCTTCTCAATCTTAGCCGGCCTGTATGCCTCACTCTTTGCGTAGAAGCGCTTGATCATACCATCCATGTGTTTACGCTCTGAGCCATACTTGAACTTTTTATTGAAGTGCTCAGCCCGCTTCTCCTGTGAGTTGCCGGCAGCGCAGAATCTGACATGCTTGAAAATTGCATTTTCCCGGAGTAGCGTTTCCGTGAATTGCTCCATTAGGTGATGTTCGACCTCGAGCTCCAAAGGGATACCAATACCGAGCTTGTCCAAATTGCGCATCATATTAGTGAAGCAGGAGGTAACCAGTGCCGTATTCTTTTCCCTTGAGAAAGCATAACCGACAATAGCTCCACTTGCAACGTCAAAGGCATAGTATGCTTTGACACGTTGACCGTTCGCCATTTTCAACGGAATATCTCTATCGTCAAGTGATACTTTAGAAAGTGCGTAAACGGGTGATGTACGCATTGCATGAGGTGCATGCTTTTGCTTGAAGTAATCCGTATCGTTTCGCTTTTTCTCGACAAGAGCCTTGTTCAAAGGTTCCCGGAGAATATTCTTAACGGTAGATAGAGAAACCACCATTGGTGTGCCCTCTTCATCTCTGAATTTTTTAGGATCAAATAGTTCTCCGGTGCGGGTGTCAACCACGTCTAATACTCCAACCAAGAACTTCATATACATCTGATATACCTCGTCGATGAATGGCTTCTGAGGCATTGAGAAGAGGCTTAACAGCAGCTGCTCCAAGTCGTCATTAGTCTTTCTTGCATTGTTGTTTTGAAACTTCCCGGATATCAGGCTTTGGTAACCATCACTAAGATAAGTATTGAGCTTCTCCTTAAGGCGTAACTCATTAGTTGGGAGGTTATGAGGGTACTTAACGTGTGCGTTTACCGTGAGCTGAAGTGCCATAGTCCAGATGCCAGTTGTCTTACCACCTGAAGCTTTGCGTCTACGTATTACATCCTTAATCTTTTCGTTTAGGGCGTTTAGTACTACCGCATTATTGTAATACTCTGCCTGTGTTTCTGCCGGCAGAGGCCGCCCAATAGGAAACTTCGGAGTTGGATCCAGTCTGTACTCTGAAAAGAACCTAGCAGCATCAGGATCCGGCTTTATTGATGCGACAAAGTGATCAACCGAAGGGTTCTGATACGGGTTACCAAGGTTCTGATCGACCCGCTTCCTTAAATCAGATGGAAGACTATTGTACTCTATCAACGCTGGGGTTCCTTTGCAGCCACGGCGGGCAATCTTTAGCTTGCCTCTTTGCTTTAATTTATCATAGCTTGACTTTGGAATAATACCATCTGGGTTATCGGGGCTTTGTATGAGCTCCGATCCACTTATCACCAATGCGCCATTATAATATTCCATGTGAAAACTCTTGTTTGGATCAGGTGGCCGGATTCGATCCGGCAGCATCACACCTTTGCACCTGATTGTACTACTTACGGCGGTTAATTATCCTTGTTAATTGGTTTGAAGTGTAGGTTAGTGCCCCTATTGACCGACTCGATAAAGAGTTCATACCAGGAATCCTCATGACCCTTCCGTAAGTGGAAGTAAAACTTAGTGAAGCAGATTGGACACTCGACAGTTGTATACCAAAGTCCATTATGCTCGAAGAACCCTATGATGTGATTTATCACATTTTTTCCAAGGTGTGGCACTTGATAATCGCTAAGGCGTGCGTCACAACTATAGCAAATGTCAATACCGGGATTGTAACGACCCACCGGTGCGATCCTAAATCGTAGGTCTATTGACATGATGATGTTGAGTTTGGAAGTAAATAACATTTAGTCTCTCCGTCAAGAACTACCTCTACAAAATCGAAATGAGGATTATTAATAGCCCATGACTTCATAGTCTCTTTTATACCATCAACTAATACCATAATATTCCTAGATAAAAGTTGATCTTCAGATTTATATGGGTATGTTGAAGAAAGTAGCTGATGGGTACTGATATACCCATAGTATTTAGGTAACATATCCCACGGTTTAACTCCAGGATCAACAGCCACATAAATTACATACCACTCAATATCGATCTTACGACCGTAGTGTGTCGCCTGAGGCCTCTGGAATAAGCGTATTGTGCCGAGGTCGAAACTGACACCATCCCACTCTTGAGTGCGCATTGGGTAGCAGTCCGTAATTCTGCCTGACATGTCTAGCTCAAGAACGCAGAGCTGCTTTAGACTGTCAAAAAACTTGATCCTAGTCTTCATGTTATTCTTGTTTGGTAGCTAAAAGTGATTCCCTGTGATCGATGATCCGCTTCATCGTTGATAATACCTTCATGTATGTTTCACCCTCTTTTCTAACCCAGGCCATACGAACCGCATCTGTTGTTTTTTCCAACATCTTTGCTGCTAGCGAGAAGTCTCCAATCATTTTTCTCTTTGCAACATACTCGTGTGTTGCCAGTATATCCTGATTATCGTACATTTGTTATAGTGTTATTACTGAAATACAAATATATTTCACAATATGCGAAAATGCAAGAAATAAAATCACAAAATGCGAAAGAAATCATAAATCGCTTGAAATCTGTGCTAAATATTGAAAGCGACGGTGATTTAGCCGTACGATTAGGAGTTAGGCAAAGTACTCTAAGTACGTGGAAGGCAAGGGATACTTTAGATTATCCACTAGTTTTAAGCCTTACACCTTCAGATAAGTTAAGGTATGTGTTGAGGGGAGAGTTAGAAAATGATGTTTCGCAAAATGCAAAACACCCTACTCAAAGTGATAGTGATTTAAGAATGATAATTGAAGCGCAAAGAACCCTTATTAACGATTTGCAGTCACACATTAATAATCAAAAAGTACTAATCGCTAAGATTGAAGAGTTAAGCGCCCAAAATACAGGGCAAAAAAGAAGGGTTGGATAGTTTCGGTTATTGCAAAACAAAACAAGGACGAAGAGTATAGTTTTTATTCCCCGCCTGTAGATAAATAAATCCAAAAGTTTAGATTTTCTCCACACCCCAGGTGTGTAATGCCTCTTTTATACCTTCCCTAAAATTGCATATATCTTATTTTCAATTACATACATTAGAATCTATTTCTAAACTATACTTATGTTAGATTGGAATAAGTGTCAGTCTATTTTTAAGACTAAATTGATAATCAATACTATTTTATTTCAAAAATGGAAGTAAGTGGGGGGTAAATCGGTTTTTAAAATCGTGTTTTTGTCCGCCCATTGTCCGCCCATTAGTCCGCCCATTACCCAAATTTAAGGTTTTTTAACATTCGTTTAAATGGTAGTTAACAGGAATAAAAAAAAGCGGTAAAAACACCGCTTTTTTCTTTATGTACCAACGTTTAAATGCGTTTAAACGTTTTTACTACTATATGTAACTTATACAAGGCTTCTAAGGCCTGAAATGGGAGCTAAATGGGAGTAACTTATACTTTTCGTTTTGAAATGGGCATACGGCTTAAAATCGCTTTTTCCTATATGTAGCAATCAATTTTGGGCAATTTTTGACTGTGTTTTATTTATACGTTTCGTTTTAGCCCTTATACATGATAGTAGTAGATAATAGCAATAACTAT